GGGCCCCGTTGGGCCCCACCATCGAGCACTAGTTCTCGGTGATACTTTTGTTACCCCTAGTGGCAGCACTTTGTTGGAGGATCTATGTCAACGAGGACGCGAACCCGGGACAGCCGCTATTACGTGAACGGAGCCTATTTCCACTGGCTCAATTCACCACAGTGGCAGGACCGGCAAGCTCTCGTTGGCGAGACTGAGCGGTGCGAGGACGTCGAAGGTGATCATGTCACGGCTAACGCCTTGAAGATTACCAAGACTGAAACGGACCGTTTTCGTCTCAATGGGCGCAACTTTACTTCTAGGTTGATAGCCGAATTTCTCGGCCCACCAACTTGGTCGTATGTTGCTACCCCACCAGTTCCCACAGGCGACTGCGCGCCCCTGTCTTCAGGGACGCAAAGTAACCTGGCCTGGGAAATACTGGCAGCAACCAACCCGAATGTAGCACATATTAATGTGCCAAATGCGGTGAGGGAGCTGAAAGATCTTCCTGAGCTCGTGCATGATTGGGGCGGTAACCTCCTTCGGAGGGCATCAAAGGGATACCTATCCTGGAGATGGATCGTCCGGCCCATGCTGAGCGATCTTGGCAAGCTAATGAGCTTCCGTGATGCCGCCGAAAGGCGATATCGTGAGTTGCAGAATTGGCGTGTCAAGGGCAAAGTTCTGAAGAAACGGTGTTCTCTAGGTCGAGGGGAGGAAGATTTGGGCGTGGAAACCATCCGGATTCATTCGGATGGGGCCCAGATCTATGCAGACCAGAGCAAGTCCCAACAATACAAAATGTGGGGATCTGCTCAGTGGATGCTCTCGCCCGATGCTGTCTTGCCGGAGCCTGGGTCAACCTCAAACGATCTTGATAAAGATTGGTTGAGAGCGATTAGGGATACGGCAGGAATCAACAGCTATGGGGCCCTCGCCACGCTTTGGGAGGCAACTCCCTGGTCGTGGTTTGTGGACTGGTTCATTGGCGTCGGGACCATTCTCGACGCTACTAACAACCAGATTCCACTAACCTGGAAGAATCTCTGCGTTATGCGTACAGTCACCACTTTGGCGATTGATACATTTCGCGGGGATCTGTCAACCTCATGGGCGTCCGTTTCCGGGCGCTCATTTGCTAGACAGACGATCAAGGAGCGATATGTTGTCACTCCTTGGTTACCGTTTCAGCTGCCGAGCCTGCCCCTGTTTTCACAGGGGCAACTGTCGATCCTATCTTCGCTGGCTGCCTTACAAGGCGAAAGCTTTGGTAGGCGGCGTCCACGTACTCGGAGACGTTCTCCGATAACGTGGTAAACAAGGCGAATTTAGGAAGCTCCATCATGTTCGGAAACACTTTGGTTTTAACGTTAGGCGCCACACCAGTGACGCTTGTACGCATCAACCAGGACAATTACTCGTCGGAGTACCTGTATAAGGATTCCGTTGAGCAGTACCGTGTTCGGATCCGCCACACTAAGGTGGCGGCGAAGAACGGTCGGCCGGAGTACGATAGGCACAACTTTGAGTGCACACGTACCACGTTCGAGACGGATACTGTTGCTGCTTACGATCATAAGGTGTACTACGTCATTGAGCATAAGCCCAGTGACATGGACATCGAATTGGAAGTTGCCGTGTTCAACCATGCGGTTGCAACCTCCGGCAGCTTCCTTGATTCGCTGCAGCAATGGGAGAGTTAATCTCCCAATTGCCCTAGTGTTTCCTCGCACGGCATGGAGTCACCTGGAGTATTACTTCCGATGACTAAAAGCCATGTGGAGGAGCTGAGTAGAGTGTACGAAAGCATCTTTCGGGATGCAACGTACGCTCTCCCGACGCTAGGAGTTGAGTTTCAGAGAGATCTGGCTCGACTTCTACGTCTTCTCAGCTGTCGGGGCTACCACTTGTTTGGGGTAGACCTGCCAGCAGTTGGTAAGCACTTTGATAGGTGCCTCGCCAACGGTGAGTACAAAATCTCCGGATTACCCCTGACGAAGGGGTACCATGGAGGTGGTGTTATCCCGAAATTTCTTCGGGGTCTCTACCTACTCATTTTTGAGAAGACAGGCAGTCTGAAGAGACAGCCTAGCACCGAAGCGATCTTTTTCGTGCGGCAAATTTGCTACGCGGCGAAGAAAGCTGAGGTGCCCTGTAAGCAAGAAAAAGTCGAACAAGAAATTGTAGACTTCTACCTTGCCGATCAGGAACTGCCAGACGAAGGTTCGTTCTGGCAGGCCACAACCCCAACTGAGGAGGACATTTATGCTGAGTTCAAGCCTTTTGCTAAAACTTGGCACTATGTCAGCCGAATTGCTGAGGTTGTGGGGGACGATGCCGAAAGGCGTTCGTCCTTGGGTCTGTTTCTGGGTACTCTTGACCGCGTGTCAAGGGTGCTTAGCGCTGCACTCGGACGTTACAGTCCGGATGATTGGCGCTTCAGACACGGCCCAGGCGCCGTCTCCGAAAGAACTGGCCCCGTTAACAAGTACAACTTCGTTAACTGGTCAGATCGATTAGAGAACGTGTTCCCTTGTGCGGATTATGGCTATCACTGCTATACCGCTTGGGCAAACGACGTCGAAACGATGCGTTTCGCGGGCTCGGAAGAGCCTGCTGCGCGTCTAATCGCCGTCCCTAAATCCTACTCGAAACCACGGCTTATCGCCGCGGAGCCGAGTGAGCATCAGTGGTGCCAGCAAAATATCTGGCATTTTCTGAGAACTCGTTCGACAAATAGTTGGGTTGGAGGCTTTGTCCGGTTTAACGACCAGACTTTGAATCAAACCCTTTGTCGAAAAGGATCGGAGGATGGCTCTCTCAGTACGGTAGACTTGTCTGCCGCGTCTGATCGAGTCACCTGTTTGGTTGTAGGCACGCTCTTCCGGAGAAATCCGGATTTGCTATTAGCCCTACAAGCAACACGTACCCGTGTTATGAGCCAAACTCTGACGACGAAAGTCCCAGAGCGGTTCATGTTGAGAAAGTTCTCAACCATGGGTAACGCCTGCACCTTTCCCGTTGAATCCCTAGTCTTCCTTTCTATTACCCTTGCTGCCGTGCTTACTAAGCGCGGTATCAGGGCGAACGAAGGGTCGATTCGGGCTCTCATGGGAGAGGTGGCCGTCTTTGGGGACGATATTGTTGTCCCCTCAGACAGTCGGGAGCTACTGTTTGACGCCTTGAGGCTTTTAGACTTCAAGGTCAACATTGACAAGTCTTTCTGGACCGGAAAGTTCAGAGAGTCCTGCGGTGTTGATTCCTACGACGGGCATGATGTAACGCCCGCCTACTGGAAAGCGCCATACAGTGGCAAGCCTGAATCGGTTGCAATGACAGTCGACGTTGCCAACAACTTCTATAAAAAGTGGTTGTTGAACGCGTCTTCCTACATTGCTTCGACAGTACGAAAGGCTTTGCCGATCGTGGCTATCGATTCAGGTGTCTGCGGTCTCAAGTCCCGAGTGAGTGGTGACTATCGGTCCCTCAAGGATCGATGGAATACCTCCTTTCAGAGGATGGAGTCCCTTGTACCTTTGCTAACTGCCAAGGTCAAGAAGACGCCGATCGCGGACGACTCTGCGTTACTTCAGTATTTTACTGAGAGTCCTGGCCCCTACAATATGTGGAGGTCAGGCTTCGCGCAGAGACCCGTACTGCGACTTAAGTACGGGTGGGTGCCTACCGAATCCCTCATCACTCAGTGAGGTCTAAGTAGGAGTGGGG